AGGAACAGAGTCTAGTGTGTAGCTATATCTGTTTTCATCAATCAAACTTGCAGCAATCATCGTGTCGATGATTCCACCATTTATGTGAAAGCCAAGTGACCTGATCCAAGATACATCATACATAGCGTTGTGAAATATTTTTGTAGAGGTTGTGTGTAAAACTTCTTCAAACCAATCCAAGACCAATGCGCGGTCCATGTTCCCACCACCTTCGTGCGCTATTGGAAAGTAGCCGGACCAGCCTTCAACAGCAACGGCAATGCCGACTACTTCCCCGTCCCTTCTTACCGAACCTGATCCCATTGTGAGCAGGTTTGGATCTCGTGTTTCTAAGTCAATTGCTATTTCAGAATGACTAGATAAATCTGGTAATCTGTCTGGTGGCACCCATTCTGTTTCGGGTGTGAATAGTGGTTGTTGTAGTGTTCTCAACTATAGTCCCTTTCGATTATCATATCGATAAAATGTTTCGCTTTCTCGAGGCTCTCTTTGCCTCCTTTATCTTGATGTCTTACAATATATTTTATAGCTGATCCTTCGGCAAATAACAACTTGTTTTTGTTGATGAATTCACTAGGTTGTATCTTATATTTTTTATAATGGTCGCCGCCGACCTGGTTGTCGTATGGACTAGACATATGTGCATTCTCCTGTTTCTACATTGACATTTAAAATATTGACACCAAGTTCTTTTTGTATCGGTGTTAGTGATCTATTAATTTTGTAGCCATCACGTTTTCTTCTGCATTCTGATTTTACATCTATTAACACCACTTCAGTTTCTCTGATAGCAACCAGATCCACTGGTCCTTGTTGTGACATATTTTTACAAACTAAATATCCTTGGTCCCACAGCCACATTGCAGCGATGTATTCTGCTTTGTCACCTTTTATGTGTTCACTAAATCTCATAGCGTGTATGCCCTGTCATAATTTTTTGGCTCTAATATATGTAAAGATTTTTTTGCTCGTGTCACAGCGACATAGAATAGACGGTGTAGTTCGTCTGGATTGATATCATTGTGGTCAGCAGCAGACTTACTAATATCAGGTAAAAGTAATACATTATCGGCTTCACCTCCTTTGGCTCCATGTATTGTTGATAATATTATGCGTGGTGTTTGTGTAATTTTTTCTTCTTTCGACAACATGTTTCGTATGTAGTTTTCTGTGTTTGCATCTAACCCTGCAAAAGCTTTGTACCAAACGTCTGTGGTTTGTAATCCATGTTCCGCGGTGCAGTCTTCAATACTATACGTTTCTTCACCCTTCATCGTTTTACATGTTCTATAACCTTTTGTTACATTGTCACCCAGGTACGAATAAATATTTTTTATGGATGCCACTGGTAATGTTTGATTCGACGCTCGCCATTTTTGCCAGGTTTGTATGGCGATGATTAGATCTAATTTAACAGAATTTTTACCCTTGTGTGAATAATACCAACCCTGTAATTGACACAGATCTTTTATATCATCTAAAAAATGATTCGCTGATGACAATACCAACCACTCGCCTTGTGACATGTCAACTTGCGCCACATCAGAGTATCTTGTAAGATCACCCTTTTCTTGTCTTGGTAAATAGTGTTTGTCGTATCTAGTGCTAACTTTATTAATTATGTTTTGTGACAACTCGTGTATTGGTCCACCAGGTATCCGATAAGATTGACTCAGTGTATCTATGTGATCTACTTCTTCTTTAAGAGCGATAAAAGTATCAACGTCAGCGCCAGCCCATCTAAATATAGCTTGATCATCGTCCCCTGCAATGTAGGTCTTGTTTGCTTTCTTCCAAAGAGTCCGGACCATTCGCCATTGCAAAGGTGAGAGGTCCTGTGCCTCGTCAATAAATAATACGTCAAGAGTTGGTGAAATATCTTGTCGAATAAATTTTTCAACCATGTCATTGTAGTCTATTAAACCCTTCTCTTGTTTGTATCGTTTAAGTTCTTGATCTAAAAGATATAATAGATCTCGCTCGATGTCCATACTGTGTTCGTTTCTGTCGTACAAATCTAAGATAGGTATCTCTAAAACTCGTGCTTTGTTCATTAAACGTAAGTATTCGTTATCTGAATTGAATACACCGTCTCCTTCTTGATACCAGGCTGTTTTGATAGGTATGCCACATTTTAAACCAAAGTCACGATAGTCTGCCACGTCCATCACCTGCTCTTTTTTAGCACCCAACATTCTAAATGCCAAAGAATGTAGTGTTCTAAAATGTGGAATCTGATCACTATCTATCTTAAACTTTTTCTCTGCTCTGCTAACGGCCTCCTGTGCTGCTTTTTTTGTGAAAGAAAAATATCCTATCTTTTTTATATCTGTGCCTGCACGTAAAAAGTCATCCACTAAATCTAGTAATGTCGTTGTCTTGCCTGTGCCTGGTGGACCTAGTATTATCGTTTTCATTAGAATGGCGTTTCCTGATATTTCTCCTGGCTTATCTCCGGTTTTGTTTTTTTCATGGCTTTTATTTTTATGACCCTTGGTGTCTGATTCTTTAGAGTCATTCTAATTTCATCTTCAAAAGTATCTTTGAGTGTCTTTATCAAGTTACCTGTCTTAATTTTATCCATCTCCCAGTTGTTGCGTTTACAAAAAGAATAAAAGTCATCCATTCTAAAATATGTATAGCCATCATCAGTCCAGGACATTTTGTTTAACATATCTTCTTTTGTTCTTGCTGCTGGTCTGTTGACTGTGAAGTCATACAACAGATTCACCAGTTGGTTAATCGGATCTAGTGATTCAAGAGGTTCTATTTCTTGTAAATTATTCATTAAAGTTTTTAGATAAACTTCTCTCCAGTCTTGCGCTTTGGGTATTGGTGATACTACGTTTGCTTGGTCCAGGACTGCTATCGCAAATAGATTAGGGTTGTGTAGTTGTTCTGTTTTCAACTCCACACGTTTACCTGCCACATTTAAGAACCACTGTGGTGGATTAGATGTTATCTTTGTTAATGTATCTAGCTCTGGCATCTGCTCTTCTTCAAAACCAACACCAAACTTTTTTGTTCTACATTTTGCAGCATTACACACACCACATATTGGTTGCTCTTTACATCTATATTTATCGTAACCTTTTTTAGTTACAGATTTAATTACCAACTGCACTTCTTGATAACTTAGTGGTGGGTCCATATATTTTTGATTGTATTGTCCAACCTGGTTCTCCCAATCTTCAAAAGCTTTTTTGCAATACACCGCTATATTGAATAGTGAGTTATTTCTTGACCCCTCACCAAAGCCCTCTGTCGCTAGTCTATTTAAGCAAGGTGGCCCTTGTTCAAACGCCTCTTCTACTTTTGTTTCTTTTACAGTTATTTGTTCTATCTCTTCTCTTGTCTGTGCCCATTCGTCGTATATAGAATAGAATGATTCTAAACTAGCAGCCTCACCACCAGCTTTCATCGCATATCTCAAACCACGCACACCACCGTGGTATGGTAAGTTTAAGAAATTACCTGTGTCTCCACGCTCAACTAATATTTCAGTTTGTTTCGGAAAAATCTCACTACCTGCATAACCTAAAGCATCTGCCATTGCTTTGAGTTTTGACTGCATCAGTGATGCAGGAATAAACTCTTTAGCAAATAAAAATAGATGTGCGCCACCGGACTTAGATCTAAATGTAACTAATGGAAAACTAAAACCTTTTATGTTTCTCATCAAAACTAGGTGATCAACATTGTAAACGTCCACATCAATACACCCCCACTTACACATGTTGTCTTCGTTTATGGGTATCACACCAAGTGCTGGATCTTTACCGGCTAAATGATCCTCCCAAAGATTGTCAGTCACTGGTTGTCTTTTTATAAAAGCTTTACCGTCTGCTTTACCTTTGTCGTTTGTCGCTCCTGATAATATCAGTTGACCATACGCACTGTTGTTGCCCTCAAATATCTTTTTAAATTTCATTCAAAATCACCCTTTCTGTCGATAACTTGCCATACATCTTTTATCTCTGGTTCTAATAAACTAATCAATTCGAGATTACTCATTCTTTCTAAAATAATTTTTTTCTTATTCATTTGCCCCTTTATACTTTTTTTTAAACTGCCCTCTAACTCTTTAATATCCTCATCACTGTGGTGAGGCATGGCTAACAAACTTTTAAATTTTTTTGTATAAGCCTCGATCAAAAATTTAGCTCTATTAGAAATAGTTAAAATATATCTATCACCTAAAGTTAAATTACATTCTCTGCATGAGGGCACAGTATTTTTTTTATTGAAATGATTTTTTTTGTAATCCGCCTCACTCGCTCTAGGAACAATATTTTT